CCTAACCTAAATTCTGTGCACTAGGCACCAACTAGGTGAGAGATGCTAGCAAACTATTCTGCTAGTACCTCGGGTCTCTGCTTCGACAAGATCGAGGAGAGCATCCTGTACTATGACAGACGAACGTCTGCCACTGTACCCCTCCCTCTCGAACAATACGTTCGAGGGGCTCACCATTTGTACTTGAAACAAGTTCCAAGTGCATTAACATTGAGGCGTGCGGCAAGCCGCATAGCCCCTACCATACGGCCCATCCTATTAGAAGATGGGTTCCGCGACCTCTTCACTATGTCAAATAGTGAAGAGACTGTAAAACTTCCTGATCCTGATTCGGATGAGGAGGCCGCTGATGATTCGGATACCGAATACGGCGATGACGTCCCGGAAGTCAGTAATGACAAACCGGATAACTACGAGGATATCTGGAAGATACTCGCAGGGTGGGCGTATAGCTCACAGTACATGGAGGATAAGCCTTCAGTACTTGTTTGGCCTGGTGGTTGCCACCGGCTCAATGGACCACTCGGGCCGACCTTGTTCGGCCCAGAGTGTACAACGAAAAACCGATCTTTCCTAGAGAATGTCGGTTCACATAATCAGAAGATGTATCTTCTGCTTAATCACACATTCTGGGGCCACATGGCCCAGATGGCACGGAAGAGTCGGAAAACCGACACGACCGAAAAGCACCCTCTGAAAGTATTTTCAGAGACGCTAGTAAGAAGGATATCGCACTTGCTCAGAGGCAAGTACGACCCGTTATGGACCTTGTCCGAAAGGACAAAGTACTACAAGGACGCGACACATTGTCGTAATCCAAAAGAGCGAACCAGGAGATTCCTGGAGATGCTCAAGACCGTTGATGGAATGTTCCTTCAACGCTTTATCGCATTTCCCGAAGAGAAATGGGATTGGGAGAAGTACGACATGTTCGTACTTCAAGCCATTTCGATACTCATCGGCGATGAGTTTTTCGACGGAGAGATGACCCCTGAGGGCATCTCCCACAGGACCGCCTACAGCGAGCTGAAGGCGGCCAGGAAAGTATTCAAACTGGTGTCACACCAGGATGAACCGTTGAAGCATGAAGCTCAACTAAAGGACGTACCACGATGGGTACGATCCTTTTTCTTGGCGACTTGGAAAAAGGCGCTAAGGTTTAATGGGCACCAGCGGGCATTCCTCGCTGGTACCTTGTGTCAGACCAGAGGATCTGGCACACCGCCCTCCTTGGTTGTCTTACAATCAAAGGAGAAATTCTTGAGGACGGTTCAAGAGGAACCGCCCCAAATCACGCAGACCGAGTACAATTTACTCGCACGCTCTGTAGACATGGCCCTGGAAAAAGTTCCAGGCCATGTATTCACCGGACTCGCGACAAAGGCGCGAGTAACCGTAACTGGCTCTGCCTGTTGGGAAGAGACCAGAAAGGGCGGGGGAACCGCCCAGGCCATACTGGAGCTTATGCAACAGTATGACGAAATCCAAATCCCGGTGCACCACCTGGATACTGGAGTGATCACTCATCATCAGTGGAAGAGTGACTTTGAAAGCGTGGGGGAAGCAATCTTCCACGCATGTCTCCACAAGGTGTTAACCACACCTTTGGAGGAATTACGTCAGGTTCACTTGACCATTGTCAAGGAACCCGGGAAAGCCCGCGTAGTCACAAAGGGACTGGCGGCACTTAAAATAGTGTTAGACACTATTTCAAAGATATGTTCCTATCCCCTCAAGAAGGGGTTTAGGAGTAGCGAGTCCGGGATGGGAAGGTCCCACCACGGATGGAATCTCTTCAAAGACATGTTCTCTGATGAGTTAACTGAGACCCTCTTTTCAGTAAAAGAGAGGACTGAAGATGTGTTTGCAGACCATCTGCAAGCTCATATCGTCTGGGAAGACGTCTTCGCTGGTAGCACAGACTACCAGGAAGCAACGGACCGTCTGGTCCACACCGTCGCGAAACTGTTCGCGAACCGGTGGGCAAGGAGGTGTGGTATACCACCCATCCTTGTCGGTATAATGAACGCCATTTGTTTCGAAAAACGAACGGTGTACTTCACAGGGACAGGGTCCCTGAGATGCATAGGCGAGTCAGTGGACGAGACCACTGACATGCGACGGATTACCCTCAAGCGAGGGGTCCTGATGGGCGACCCGATGACTAAGGTCGTCCTACATTTCACGAACATAGTCTCTCGTGAAATGGGAGAGGGTTTTGCCACTGGCAAAATCTTCCAAGGTTTCAGCAATGGTGCTGAATGCCAAGAGTCGTATCGGAGAATCCTAAACGACTATCAACGAGGGAGGATGCCTCCTTAGTTGTGTCCTAGTATGCAGATCCGAGTATCAATTACTCTGGAACTACGAAACAGTGTGCATACGCACACCGAATCTCGCAACGCAAGGCCTTAGTTAACTCCCCCTCGCGTCCTCTACTGAACAATGAAGCTCTCGATCTTCCCTTTTGCTGCCCTCGCTCTCGCCGCCACGCCAGTGCACGCTGGGTTAATATTTTACGGTGTTTGTCAGACTGGGTGCAACACCGTAGCCGTGGCATGTTATGCCGCAGCTGGAGTTACCTTCGGGACCATTGCGGCTCCTCTCGCCCCTCCCGCCATCTTGGGATGTAACGCCGCGTTAGGTACATGCTCTGCCACATGTGCGACCGTCACCCTTCTTGCTCCAACTCCGTAAATGAGAGACATGATCGTCATCCATACTCACCAGTGCTTTCACGCAACTTTACTCAATTTGTGTAGGGGTAGCTCTACTACTAGTCATGCATGTCCAGATTATCATTAGCGGTGTATTCAGCAACGATATTAACGAGTGTATCATAAAGAGTCATTTGAGAGAAACCATGGAAATCTTATAAGGTTCTAACTTTGGCAAGATACACAAAGCTTGACTCGGGAAATCGAACCCACAAGGCGATCTAATGTTGCCTAAATTACGATATTTCCGTCTAATTTTTCAACAGTATGGAAAATCCGGAAACCAGGCGCACGTATTTAGCGTGAACAGGAAACACGAGTGGCGATTTCGACGAAACTGTTCGCTCCTCCGAGACGGCGCAGTCTTTGGGTTTCAGGACGAAATCCTTCTCAGTCCATATCACCGTGACCAGGACACCCGATCGCTCATACATGTCTTCCCACAAGCCCTGTTGACACTGACAGAGAATGCGCTGTAGACGACCGTCGTCTGAGCACGCCCAAAGCCTACACAACGACTTCAATTCCATTATCCAACAGAGGCACCAATTCCTCCTTCACG